ATCTTTCTGTTACTTATTACTTATACCCTTAATACCCTTATAAAATAGTAATTAGATAGATAGTAAAAAAGATATAAGAGTATAATAGGTATATTAACCGTAGCTAAACTAAAAGGGACGAGATAGCAAAAATGCGAGTTTGTGTAAAAAAGTCACTAAGTTATTGATTTTATTGATACCCCAATACCTGAGTTTACCCGGTATTGACCTTATAATCTGACTATATTATCATGATATAGTATCAATATACTGAGAGTATAATTTCATGAAAGAAGTATGCGACGTATGTGGAAGTAGCGTTTTTAATTCTGTGACGGGATTATGCGCAACATGTTCGAAAAAAGATGCTTACGATTTTCGCACGGCGTGGCGAAACGGAACCGATACTGATGACAAATTGAGCAACAAAGTGCTCGAATTGTTGCGCACCGGGAAGAAGTGGCGAGTGCTTTCTGACCGAAACAAAGTGTGCTGGCATCCCGGCGTAAAGATGACAAACGGTAAATGCGTCTTCTGTTCGCTGCTGGAAAAGGAATCAAATGCACCATCTCACGACAGCGGCATTGATGTTGCGATTGCCACTGTTACGCAAGAGATTGAACAGATGAATACGTATTTGATGCTGCTGAACACGTACAAGGCGTTGGGTGCTTCAACTGTACCGGAACGTCCACAAACCAAATCACCACGTCAGCAAGCCATCGCAGACGGCAAACGCTGGTACATTCCGTATGAGCCTTGTAAGCACTGTAACACTATATCAGAGCGTTACGTTGCCAACGGCAAATGCCGCAATTGTGGGAGATAAGATGATGACACTGGTTAAGGTTAGTGAAATTAAACCCGGCGATAAATTTACCATTATGGGAATGGATTTGTTTGCAAGTTACATTACGTGTACTGGTGATACGTTCCGCGTTGATTTTGAAAATGAGACAACAATTAACAATCCATTTCTCACAAATATAATTGTCAGCTGTACGTTTGGTAAAGACACATGGGTAAATAAAGAATAAAACAAACCCCGCTAAATGCGGGGCTTTTATTTACTTGAGAAACTGTATTCCATATTTCCCTATTCTGTATTCCTTCTTATAAATCGGGTGCCACCAGTGAATTTTTTTATCAATGATGAGTACTTTTAATTTGAATATCTCAATCAACGTATAACCTTTCGCGTGCTGATAACTAATCATTTCAACATCTCCGGACTGATTGACTGGCGGCTGACTTCACCGAATTTTTTATGATATGTAATGACGTTAGCACTACGCCCACTGAACCATCCTCCCCGGGCCGCATACGCATCCTTTGCTGCCAGTGTGCGGTGCTGCTCAACCACCATACAATTGCTTTCCACAATCTTCTGATGGTGCAGGTGTCCAACGTGCGCGTAGGCGTACTGTGTCTCACCGTAATCTTTGCGGAACCGCGACACCATGACCGACTCGATACTGTCAAACCGCACCTTGTGACCATGGTGGAAAAACAGCACAGTATCTCCGTGACGGAACATTTTAAACACGTCCGGCGACGTATCAACCGTCACACGCTCGTCATGCCCGTACATCATGTTGAGTGCTGCAGTAAGCCACAGCATCCCAGTTTCATCGTGGTTGCCTTGCGACACAATGATGCGCACTACCGGGTGTTTCAGCGCTACAATTTCAATTGCGCGGCGAACCATGCGCATTGACACCTCAATCATTTTAAAATAGCGACTGTCTGCATCCAGAACATGACCGCTCGCCGGTGTAACGGGTGCCAGTGAGTCACTGTGCATCAGGTCGCCCAGCAATGACACAACGGCTGTGTGCGACCACGGTGATGTTTCAACTGCCGCACTGAACCAGTTAACAAACAATTCTTCCGCTATCTTGGTATCCCAGTCTTCCCCGGACTCCTCCATACACGCAAGCATCCCCAGATGGAAATCGCTCACAGTGTAAAGATTGCACAGGTTTTCCGCAGTGGGACGCCCGATATGCTGCGGAATGCTTACCGGCTTAATATCCGCTGTAAGCGCTGCAATCGCCTCCTGCATCATTTTAAACTGTCGCTCAGCATCCACATCGGTCTTAATCCATTGCTGCACCTGAGAGCCATCTGCGCGCACCAGCGTGGATGTACCTTTAACCTTGTAACCATCCGGCACAAAGCGCGACACATTACCACCGTGACCAACACCACGAGCACCGAGACGTTTGATGCGCCTGTTAATACTGCCGGGCGTCATGCCGTACTTCTTCGCGATAGCGTGACCGCTCATACCGGCATTAACATCCGCCAGTAACTTCTCTTCAGTCAGGATAGTCATTACACTTTGCTCCGGCTGTTAACTAACTGGTCGATGACCACCGTGAAGAACTGGTTACATCCGACATTCGGATAATCGATGCCAAACTTGTAACCTTTGATAATGAGTTCAGTCGCTGCCGGGTTACCTTCCGGATTGGCCTGTTTAATGATTTCCTGCACGCCTATCTGCGCACGCTGTGCGCTGCAGCCGTTAAACAACAGATTAGCAACCTGTGATTCGGTTGTCTCAGCTGTAACAGCAGCGTTGGCCGTACCGCACAGTAACAGACACATCAGTAATTTACGCATTTTCATATCTCCACACATGTACACCTGCATTTTTAAGGTCACTTGCGACCGCCTCATCACTGACAACAGCCAGCATCAGGTCACCAGCATCAAATACCGCAACTATCTTGTCGAACGTCACATCATGTGACCGTAGCCACTCGTACCCGTCACGCGGTCCATTAACCAGCACATCGTGACCGGCACAATACAGCGCCCTTGCGAGCGCAATATTCCCTCGTATTGGTTCGCCCTCAGCATCCCGCAGCACACCGTCGAGGGCGAACAATACCGACTTCATTTGGTTAACTCATCGAGTTTGCGTTTTGCTTCGCTGGCGTTCCAGTCTGAGTCAGTCGAAGCAAAAGTGTTGTCTTCGTCGTAGTCAACCCAACCTTCGCAATACGCATCTCTCACCAGTTCTTTCAGAGCGAGATAGCGCTCCATCAGTTGCACGTAGCTTAACGTTTCCACATCACACCTCGTCATCATCTGTTATTTCGCTGTAACCATAGTTGCAGTTGTTGAGGAATATATCTTTCGCTTCATCTGCAATCTCATCATCTGTTGCGTCGTCATCGACCTCGAAGTCTTCTATGATTTCACCCGCTACAAACGGTGTTTCAATCACTACTCTGAATTTGCGCATATTTAATCCCTCTTCCATATCGTCTGCTCCCGTACCTTACCACCCACAATCAGACGAGTGACGCACAACCCGTCCCGGTCAGCCTGAGCACGCATACGTGACAACGTGGTCAAAGCCTGTACCTCTGTCATCGTGCCCTCAGCGAGCATTTCTGACAATTTGTGATGACTGATAATGTTTTTCATTTTGCTGCCCTCTTAGCAAGATAATCACAGCGTGCAATCGCCAAATCGGACGACGCATAGGAGCTATCGCTTGCACTGTGTGTGATTCCCGATACCATTACGTGATACCCGTCTTTATTTTTTAATACCCAGAATTTACCATTTTCATGGATGATGTCTTTTTCTTTGTAGCCCATCTCTGTAACCCTCTCTATTGTCTCGATGAGTTAACTATACCCAACGTTGACGAGTCCGTCAATAGTAATTACAAAAAAAAGCCCCGAAGGGCTTAATTTGTTCCAACCATAGCAAGCGCACTTGTGTCACCCTGTGCCGCTGCGTAATGTCGCGCCACGTCTGCGGGACTCTCAAGGTTAGCGTGGATATGACCCAACTTGATGTACAGGCGAGGCTTGCCGCCGTCAATCATTATCACGTTATTTACGCGACCATCTTTAAGCGCTGGGTGCCAGTCGTAGCCCAGTTGACGCATCATGTCGCGGCGTTTACCCACCGGTACAGTGCGGTCGGCCCGCATCTGGCGCAACAGATTGTCAAGTGCCTTGCTGCTCACCCAGCCACCCGCAAAGCCCTGACGGCCTTCATCGATAGCTTCCATAATTTCCTGCTCTACGCTACCCAGTGACGCGGTAACCGCCTCGTGAGTGCTGCTTGTCTCCGGTGCACGCTGACAGTGTGTTGCCGGGTTGAGCGCGTCAGGGATGGCGTAATTCTCCAGATAATTAGTTACCGCAGCAAATCCGCTACAACGCTTCAGCCAGTCATACAGATTGGGGAAATAATCACCACCCATTCCATCGCGAACAATATCGATATGCTCCTGTTGCGCGGTGTAGAAAATGGCAAAACGTCGGTCATTAACAGTCTTGCGTACGGCGTTCTTGTGGTTACTGTTGAACATGAAGTTAGCACATAGCCTGTGCATCACCTGGTCCTGCTGCATCGCACGTTTAGCCAGATATTCACCGGTAATCATTGGCTTCAGCGTTTCAATCAGTTCAAGTTTTTGCTCCGGAACGTAGATATCTTCCACGCCGATAAATATTTTATCGAATAACCATGCGTTAAATTTTTCGCCAATTTCCTGCGCTGGCGGCATGTGGCTGTACCGTGAACCGACCGCTTCCATAACGCACAGTGTAAACAATGTTTTACCGTTACCCTCAACACCCTGTAAAAGAGGTGCCCATTTAAATTTAGTGCCTTTGTGCTGTACACACGCTGCCATGTACGCCAGCAAAATAGCGCGGTCATGCTCCACCGGTAACAGTTTGGCCAGATGGGTGAGGAAAGGTGTTACATCACCCGGGGTGCTCGCTACAGTCACCGGTACATACGCATTGACATGGCGTAATCCGTCCTCTTCAATAATTGCACCCTGTTCAAGCTCGGGACGGAATGTGGAGCGGTCAACCTTCGGGAACATGATGCACTGGTTCTCGGTAAACGCCTCGAAAGCCTTCTTTGTGGTCTTCTCGTTACCGTCATCCAGCGCAAACACATAACCGCCGTACATAGCGTTGAATTGCTCGGATTTGAGCATCTGACCGTTCGGCGTGAGGATGCGGTGACTGTCCGCCACATACACGCATCCTTTAAAATGCTCGACGAGCTGTGTGCCGCCAATGAACTGGTATCCACTGCGGATAACCGGCGCACCATGCTCAACCACCTGCGCAGGTGTCACCAGTTCAATAGGTGCGCCGATACTGTAGTAAGTGGTCTGACGGGCACAGGCTCCCATGATGGTACGTTGCATGTACGACTTGTGGCTGTCCCACTTCGGACGTACCATCGCAGACATGCGCATCAGACGTTCGATACGTTCACAGTTGCCACCTGTCCAGAAACTAAGGTGTTGAGCAAGTGCTGCGTCGGCGCTTGACCCGTCATATTCGCGGTCATCGTCCGGGTATGCATCACTGAGTACATCAACGTTGCGAGTCCACAAATCCTTAAACGTCGCTTTACCGCCGAAGATTGCACCTACACCGCCCTTACTTGAACACGCTTTCTCGATGAGTCGTGTATCATCCTCGATAGGGTAAGCACCCTCGACATGCGTTGTTGTCCACTCGGTCGCAGCAACCTGCTCGGTCTGCGGGAAATAACGTGCAACCGTCGCATTAAGTGGTGCGGATGCGTCGTGCATCATGTCACCCTGTGCACTGCTACCCAGACAAATAAAACGGTCGGAGGTGTACAGTTCGATATGCAGGGGGATATTCTTACAGGCGTGTTCCGGGATGGACGGGCTGTAACCAAAAATGTGCAAGCCTTTACCGCTGTTACTCACTTCCACGTAACAACCCGCAAAGGTCTGACATAATTCAGTGGCGAGCGGAGACCATGTGTTGTCATCCTGCAGCGCTCCATCGATGTCCACACAGAAACGACCATCTCCCGTGAGAATAACGGCAGGGCGATATGCATCACCGAGTGCGCTGGATGATGTAATCGCCTCACTGTGCGACATTCGGTCCGCAATATGGAGACTTACCACCTCACCCTTTGCGTTACACGGCATCTTCTCCGTGCGCCCGGGCTTCTTCTGTGAAGGTACTGTTTTGCAGACAATAAAGTGCAGGGAATCAGCCCCCTGCACAGGGGGATTCATATTGGTCATCTCTGTCTCTCTGTTTTAGTTATTACAACAGGGTGGTCAGCGCACGAGTGCGTAACTCCAGCGGTGCGGATTTGGCAACGCTGTCACCGAGTGCCATCCCCTGTCCAATCAGTTCCAGATTTTCTTCTTCTACTGCGCGTTGCATCACTGCCTCGCGCAGTGCGGACATCTTCAGCCAGTGATGGTTGACGCTACCCATTGCCACACCAGCTTCGGCTGCTACACCATCGCGGGTAAGGGTACCAAAGCCGTCGCGCTGCGCCATCGTGTAAGCCACTTCTAAAATGTGTTCTTTGCTCATAATTCAGGTTCCATTAGGTAATTTGTTGCAGTATGGCACAGGTTGACGGGGTGGTCAATCCCTCCGCAGAGTGAAGTATAATATGCCGCATTGTGCTATCAACCCAAGCCCAGCGCACCACATAGAAAATTCGGACGGTATTTGGTTATCGATGTGTATACTAATGAGTCCCAGAAACATACCCGAGCATGCGCCGTTTACATAAATAACAATTTTATTATCCATTACAAATCCCCCTCACCATTCCAGAATTTAAAATCACCACCCAGCCCGATAACCAGCTCACCAAAGCGCAACTGTGCCTCTTCGTGTTCCGTCCCCTTGTACTTCCATCCGCCACGCTTCACTTCACGCGCCACAAACTGTCCAATGGTTGACCCAACCATATCAGGCGTGATAATGACGGGGCGGATGCCGATGAGGTCGCTGGACTTGATACGCTTGTTCATCGCCGGTGAGTCATTGCAAATACCGTAGCGCACCGGTATCCCGCGTTCATCCTTCAGCACGCCGACGTTATTGCGGAACAATCGCCAGCCCATCTGACTTGCCAGTAACCGCGCCTCATCCTGCACCCTGTGCTCACCCGTCGCATCCTCTGACGGCTCCACATCCAGTCCCACAATTGCCACAAGGTCAGCCAGCGCATCAGCCGTGATACCGTGCTTACGTTGCCATTCGAGAAGTGTTGGGATTGTCATGCGCATACCTCAACCCAGTCGTCTTTCGCAAACATTATTTCGCCGTTGATTGTCACTAAAGGTGCATAAGACATCCATTCTATCTTACGCACAAGAACGTAAGACGGACCGTAGACTTCATCATTTAGAACAATTGTGTCCCCGGGATGTACATCTGCAATTAATTTTTTAATGTTACTCATAACCCAATCCTCTCTCTTAATTTATCCGCATCAGCCGCTTTTAACAGCCAGCTAACCCGCCGAAGCGGGTCAGATTTTACCTTCCTGCATGAGACCCTCAACCAGAGTCATACGATATTGTGGGGGTTGCCACACCCGCAATGCTTTCTCAGCGCCTTTGGCGGTTTTATAAGGTTTGATACTCGGAACCGGAGTGCCGACAAAACCCTCGCCGTAGCCGCGGTCTGTTTCCTGATATACGCGGAAAAGACCATTAACTTCTTTAACAACCAGACGTTTGATACATACCACGCCAGTTTCGGAATTGATGTAGCGGTTCAGAATGCGTTCCATTTGTATACCCTCAGTTCGTTTCGATGACTTGAATTTAACTCACTTTGACGAGTCCGTCAACATCATTTTGAATTTTTTTAATCAGTAATTCTGCGTCGTCTTTTTTCAGGCTTTGCGCAGTTAACCAGTCTGTCTGGTAGCGTAAGTAAAACTTGCGGAAAATCTCACTGTCACTCATACCATCGTGTCGCCAGTAACCCGCAATGGTCGCCATACTGCGGTCAAGCTCGCTCAACACCTCCAGACGTTCTCTCTGACGTTTGACGTTAGCCATTACACCTGGCACTGGCACATGTTGTGCGGTCAGTCTGTCACGCATTGCCTCAGGCGTCTCACGTGCGCCCACAACCTCATTACGCATCTGCGCAAGCACTGTGGGGTCAAGCTCGTACAAATCGCCATCAACCTGTACCGGGCCGCTACGGTCTGCCGGTTTGGGTACAGGCTCACCACAGTCAGGACACGCGTCACGGAACCGCTCGTACACTGCCGCGCAAGCTGTACACACGCGCACCATCGATGGCTCACTTTTACCCGTACGACGCTCCCGGCGGTCAAGACTCCACTCACGTGGTGCATCCGGTAAACCGTGGCGCATGACGTTGGAGACAGCATCAATAATGATGGCATGTGACTTACCCGCGAACGGTCGCAGCGCACGACCAAACATCTGCGCATACAGGGCATAACTCTGTGTCGGTCGTGCAAATGACACCACTTCCACAGCGGGAATGTCGACACCTTCCCCAATTAATGAGTCATTTACAATTTGTAAAATCTTTCCAGATTTCAAATCACGAATAGCCTGTACGCGTTCCTCATCCGCATTACGCCCGGACAATGCAACAGCCGGTACACCACGACGCCGGTATTCTTCTGCTACTTCCTCAGCGGTATCTACACCAACAGTGAAGGTGATGCCGCGCTTACCGGGACATATCTTGAGATAGTGGCTCACAATGTCACCGACGATATGTGACCGCCCAATCTCTGCCTTCAGTTCCTTCTCTTTATAATCCCCCGTGGTTTTACTGGTTTCCACATTCTCCAGTCGGAGGTCGGTTGGTGGACAGTAAATTTTGTACTGACTCAGATAACCATTGTCGATAAGCCAGCGCATTTCCGGACCGTGTACCAGCACATCAGCGTAACCATCCGTCTGACGTGATAAACCCTGTCCATCTGCACGACATGGTGTGGCAGTCGGTCCCAGTCCACGTGCACCCGCTTCCATCAGTGGTGTGAGCACACCACCCCACGTCTTTGACTTCTTCGTGGCATGGTGGAACTCATCCTGTACAACGGTGAGACGTTTGCCCAGCTTTGCCAGTTCAGCGATTTTGCTGGCGCGCATTGACTGTACGGACGCCACCATCACACGTGAATTGGGGTCAACATAATTAACCCCGTGGTTTTCCATCGACTGTTTAGCCGCAAATCGTACAACCTTGTTCGCCGCGATAACCTGATGACGTATTTCCAGCCGTCCCATTGTGTCACTGAGCTGTGTAATCAGTTCCTGACGGTGTGCCAGTACCAACACATATTGACCCCGGTCACGCTCCATACGTACAATCTCAGTCTCAGTCAGGGATTTGCCGGAACCGGTCGCACTGACCATCGCAACAAACTGCATTCCGGCATCCCACTGCTCATACACATCTGCGACAAGTTTTTTCTGATAAGGTCGTAGAGTGGGAATAGTCATTTACGCACCTTCAACCCATGTGTGGTTATTTCATCAATTAATTCCGGGTCATGCACGTAACCTTCACAATAAAAAGGTAACTTAATCTCCACCGCAGCGCGTGACGCTTTCCACCCTATCCACATATTATCAACCCATGTTGTTGCATATTCGTCACCAACGCTTATTAAAACTATGTCCATATACTGATAATTATGTTTCATGGCATAGTCGTATACCCACGCCTCAAACTGCTCTCTGCTCTTGTCCATCATCTACAACTCCCACACTTTGCGCACGTTGTTCGACTCGACCATGCGTGCTTTTCTGATTAATTTACGTGCCACATACATCGGCACCGGCACATCGTCCAGAAACCATTTGTCCTTCTTACTCACCGAGTTGTACCACCCGTAAGAAGGTCGGAGCAGTTGTTTAATTCGTGTCATCTTTACTCATCTCCCATGCTTTAACCCATGCAAACCACGCGATTCTCATTTCAGTTGCCAAATCTGTGGAGTAGTTATTTATCTTATCCCACATGAAATACTTACTTACAGACCACTGGTCACACGCATATTTTTCAAATTCCGTTTTCATTCGGGTCCAGTCTTTTATCTCTTTGTTTTGTTTTAAGTCGTGTCTCATCTCTCTACTCTCCATTGTTATTGACGCTCCCGTCATTGTGCACCGCTAACTGTCCCGTGTCAAATTTAAAATTAGTGTTGACGAATGCGTCAGGGCGGTATAGAGTTCACATCACACTAAGACACATGAGGAGACGGAAATGAATAAAATCACTTTATCGGGTGGCGCAGAGGACACACTTTACGGCTTATTCTGGTTTGGACCACGTGAAACTGGTGAAGTTGCGTCTAAAGGCGGCGAGTTTGAACTGTTTAAGTTAGGGTTTTGTAGCCGTCAAAATCTGACTAAATCACCTAAAGGTAAAGACACTCATCTTTGCGTATTGACCACCGCTGGTTATGAATACGCTTTTGAAAAATATGTAATGGAGCATAACTAAATGATCACCTTAACCATCCCTAACGATGACCATGTTGCATTACGTGCGTTTGGTAAAGCACTGGAAGAAATGGCACTGGCGCACGGTGCACCGCTGCAGGTCAAACTAACCGATGTGGATGTCGGGAAACTGAAAGATATGATGAACGCTGAACAAGGCGGTTTAATTCGCGTTGAGCCGGAGATTGACACAACTGCGCAACAGGCTGTACCCGGTGCAACACACATCATTACCGAACAGGTCAAGGTAGGTGACCCGATACCGGTGGAGGGCGGTTTGTCGCAAGGTTACACCATTAAAACTGAGGAAATCGCTAACCCGGTAGACAAAACCGGTACACCGTGGGACGAGCGTATTCACTCCACCAGTAAAGTGCTTAATGCTGACGGTTCGTGGCGCTTGCGTCGTAAGCCGAAGGATATGGATGAGATGGAATGGTCAGATTACGTCGCCATGATTAAAGCTGACCTGCAATACCCGGTTGAGTGTGGTGGTGAGCAAATCGACCAGGAGCATTATGCGGCTGAAACCACTGATGGTGTCAATGATATCCCCGAACCACCTGTAACAATGCATATCGACCCAGCGCATGATGCTGCTGACACAACTGCCGAACTGACAATCGAACCACCCGTAACACCTCCGGGCGATGACTTCCACACTGACACGGGTGTAGTGACTGAGCAGACTGTTGCAGCTATTCCGCCAATCCCGGTACCGCCGCCGGTAGTTGTGCCACCCGCATACGTGGCTAATGATTGGGACTTTCCAAAACTGATGACCTTTTTGACTGAGCGTCACGGGAAAATTGACGTGGCAACGGTGAACACGCTGCTCGCTGGTGATGGTCTGTCATCCATTCAGGAACTGAACGCCCACCCGGATAAAATCGGTCCGTTCGTGGCACGTGTTAAAGCGCATTTGGGGGAGTGAAGACATGGTCATCAGTGATGTATCGGATAGTGAAATTCTGATAAGCGTAAAAAGTTGGGGTACAAGATGCCCCACTTATGTGGTGAGAAATACACTCAGTATGGATTTTGGGCATCGCAGTATCACCACTGCGCAAGTATTGCGCCGTCTCAAGAAGTTGGAAAAAGAAGGGAAAGTGGTGCGAATGAAAAGTCCGTATAAAGTGATGTTATGTTGGGGCGTTGTGGAGGCTACTCTATGACAACCACTCAATTACCCAAAGTATCCGACGCGAACCAGTGGATGGCTTGCAACGGTTCATTCCGTGCGCAGCAACTACATCCGCCACTGGACGTTGAACCGTCACAGTCCCGGCTGGAGGGTCGGGCGTGTCACGAGGTGGCTCAACGACTGTTCCGCAATGAACCGTTCAGTGACATGGTGGGCAGTCTGTCAAAGGATGGTACGGTTATCACGGATGAACTGTTTGACGCTGCCCGTGAGTATTTTAACGAGGTGTGGGGCTATGCCAACACCAATGGACAATTGCAGCACCTCCACATTGAGGAGTCGTGTTCCGTACCGGGTTACGGTGACTGGTTCTGTATCCCTGACGCATGGGTCTACGTACCGCAGACTAAAGTGCTTCGGGTGTGGGATGCTAAATTCGGTCATCGCATTGTTGACCCGTTCGAGAACTGGCAGTTATTGATTGAGGCATTTAGCATTTGTCACCAGTTCCAGACGCCGCCCGATATCATCGAACTGGTCATCGTGCAGCCGCGCGGTTTCACCAGTGACGGCACTGTGCGTAAATGGGCGCTGTCATACGGTGAACTGTGTGCGTACCGGCAGCAGGTGAATGAGACGATTTTACGGGTGCTGGACGCTGCGCCACTCTGTACGCCCGGACCACACTGTCTCGATTGCAGCGCTCGCGCACACTGTGAAGCATTGAAGCAAACCAGTTACGCAGCGGTTGACTACGTAATGTCACTGCAGACACACAATCTTTCCGGTCACGCACTGGGGGTGGAACTGAAACTCCTTCAGCGTGCGCAAGAGATGATTAAAATGCGCCTCAGTGGTCTGGAGGAACAGGCGTTACACGAGATTAAGCAAGGCCAACATGTGACATTCTACAGCGCTAAAACCACGTATGGTCGTAAGCGCTGGAAGAAAGATGTACCGGTTGAGCAGGTCATTATGATGGGTGACTTGATGGGGCAGGACTTGCGTAAGCCGATAGACCTCGACACACCCGCACAATGTATCAAGAAAGGTATCGACCCGTCCGTGGTGGAGCAGTACGCCGAAACACCTGTCACGGGTGTCAAGCTGGAACAGGTCGATGAACGTGCAATAAAAAGTGTATTTACCCGTTGACGTACTCGTCAGACTCATATAGTATTCATTTCACCGGGACACAATGGCGTGTCCCACACTTAGCAGAGAGGATTTACAAGATGGCTCAATTTACTTTCGTTACACCTGTTGCTCGTCTGATTCACGGTCACCCGATGAAACAGAACACTCGTACCGATGACAAGACCAAACAGCCGATTATCGGTAAAGATGGTCAGCCCGTCAAAGAGGTGTATATCGGTGTTGCAATCCCTAAAGGTGGTGAGTCCACGTGGAAGGATACCGAATGGGGTAAACAAATCGTCATGGCTGCACTGGATGCTGAGAATGGTTATATGCAGGTTCAGGTTGACCGTGACGACTTCTCCTTTAAAGTTGTTGACGGTGACAGCCCAATTCCTAACCAGAACGGTCACGCTCCAAACAGCGACCCGTACAAACGTGGTCACTGGGTGCTGAATCTGACGACTCGCATCCCTTATCCGTCTTATCACGTAGGTAAATACTCACCACTTGATGCAATTCAGGACGTAAACGCTATCAAGCTGGGAGACTATGTGCGCGTGAGCGTAATGGCGAAAGGTAACAAGCCAGCTAAATCACCGGGTGTTTACCTGAATCCGAATATGCTGGAGTTATCACGTCCGGGTGAACTGATTGTACGTGAAGGTAGCGGTCCTGACGCCGCATCGGTATTTGGTGGCACAGCACCAGCAGCACCTGCTCCGGCTGCACCGGCACCTGCAACACCTCCGCCAGCAACTGACCTGCTGGTAACACCTCCGCCAGTTGCTCCGGTTGAGGAAAAGTACAACGTCAGCGGCACCGTGTATACACGTACACAACTGCTGGCAATGCCCGGATGGACTGAGGCGCATTTAGCCGGTCTGCCACGCGCATAATCACAATGCCCCGGTGTGAGCCGGGGTAGTTTAACCGACGGGGAGTACAGAGATGAGCGACCAACGACTGAAGCAGTTTGATGAGAAGTTAGCCGAACTGGAACGTGCTATCAAACAGGTGCAGGAGCAACGCCGCGAATACATCAACCAGAAGGGGCTGAACAAATGTTTAAAGTAGGCGATTTGGTAGTACTCAAAAGCGGCGGACCAGTGATGGTAGTTATCAGCACATCTGCCGTCGGTGCGGAATGTCAGTTCTACAACGAACAACGCGGTGAATACGACCAGATTGTCATTATACAGGAAGCACTGGAAGAGTATAAGTGACCATTAAGCCCCTTAATTGGGGCTTTTCTTACAGAGAGGAACAGAGATGCACTATTTATCAAAATGCGAAGATGTGACTTGCGGTAAAACTTATCCCGCTGACCTCCACAATTGCCCCCTCTGTGGGGCTGATGCTGCATTCTCCAGCATTGCACCGCTTGACCCGCGTGACTGGGGGTGGGACATCGAGACGTATCCTAATATTTTCACCGCATCATTCATTCACGCTGCCACGGGCTTGGAACTGGTTTATGAAATTAGTGACCGTAAAAACGAACAATCGCAGTTGATTGATTTCGTGTTCAATCTGGGGCGCAGTAAAGCGCGAGGTGTGGGCTTCAACAACCTGTCGTTTGACTATCCGGTTTTACACTATGTCGTAAATAATCCCGGCTGTACGCTGGAGCAGATTTACGCAAAAGCACAATCACAGATTAAACCCGAAGGTCAATGGCCTGAAATCGTGTGGGACCGTGACCAGATTTTCGAGCAAATTGACCTGTACAAAATTAACCACTTCGACAATAAGGCCAAGCGCACTAGCCTGAAAGCACTGGAAGTGGCAATGCGTTCACAAAACGTCAAAGACCTGCCGTTCCCGGTCGGTATGGCGCTGAATGATGAACAGAAAGATGTGCTGATTGCGTACAACAAACATGACGTTCGTGAGACGCTGAAATTTTATGTGCGCTGTCTTCCGCAAATTCATTTACGTGAACGATTGTCAGAGAAATATAATTGTAACATGATGAATTACAGTAACACTAAAATCGGTGGAACCATCCTTATTTCGGAAATGGAAAAGTCCGGTTTACAGTGTTATACGGTTGACGGAAATGGTAGGAAAATTCCGCGCCAAACCCTCCGTGAATTTGTGAAGTTCAGCGATATAATTTTTCCATATGTGAAATTTGAACGACCCGAATTCAATGAAATATTGAATATTTTTATGTCGAAAAAGATTACTGCCGCCGAAGTTGAACAGGGTGAATCTCCAGTTTTGAAAACTAAGGGAGTATTTAAGGACATCACCACAACAATTGACGGGTTTACTTTTGTATACGGTGTGGGGGGTATACATGGGTCGGTAGAATCGCAAATTGTCATAAGTGATGAAGAATTCCAGATTGTAGACGCAGATGTAACGTCTTTTTATCCAAAAACGGCAATTGTTAATAATATGTATCCCGAACATCTCGGGTCTCAATACGGTGTTACTTACAACGGTATATTTAACGAGCGTTCAGAATATCCCAAAGGGACACCAGAAAATGCTGCGTTAAAAGAAGCACTCAATGCCTCTTACGGTAATTCAAATAATAAATTTCACCCGCTGTATGACCCGGCTTACACGATGAAAACTACTGTTAATGGTCAGTTGATGCTGAGTATGCTAGCGGAACAATTAATGAAAATTCCGGGTCTGACAATGATTCAGGTCAACACTGATGGGGTCACGTATCGTTGTCCGCGTAAATATCTGGGCCACGCTCAAAAGGTCTGCGACTGGTGGATGGGTGTTACCCGGCTGGAACTGGAATATGCGAATTATTCACGTATGATTATTCGGGATGTCAACAGTTATATTGCCGTTTACGACAGCGGAAAATTGAAGCGCAAGGGTGCTTATGAATACAATTACCAGTGGCATCAAGACCCCTCTTCGATGGTAATTGCGCGCGCAGCAGAAGCCGCACTGGTACGCGGTGAGGACATCCGCACGTTCATTACCAGCCATCGTGACAAATTCGACTTTATGATACGCGCTAAAGTTCCACGTGCTGCGCGTCTGGTCATGCGCTGGCCCGAGTGGAATGTTGAACGAGAAATGCAGAATACCACCCGTGTGTTTATCTCACGCAACGGTGGGTCACTGGTCAAGCTGTTACCTCCAACCGGTGTACCGGGTACATGGAAGCGTAAAAACGGTCTTACCGATGACGCATACAATGCTGTGATGCGTGAGATAGCGGGGAAACCGGGAGACGTTGACAGCATCGGTACACCGTGGGATGAACGTATCCACACGAAGAGTCGCAGCAAGCACGATGCAGTGCGCGAAACGGGCCTGTGTGTTGGCTGGAAGGTAACAGAATGTGCGGACGCTGCAGACTTCGACTGGGGAAGTCTGGACTACGAGTATTACATCCGTGAGGCTGAAAAGTTAGTGTTGCCGCTACTGAGTAAGTAAGTGAACTACCGGCGCGTCACTGCGCCGGGTTAATCAATTTCCGACGTGCTTCAGCGAGTTCCAGTTCCGCTTTCTCCCGTTCAATACGTGCAATAATTTCCTTCTCCTTACGTTCCGCCGATTCATTCCGTATACGCCGTATGTGACCGTAAATCATAATGATGGTGAGTAAAATACCGCACAGAGTGGCAAAGATACCGATTGTCTCGGGTGTGATGCCGTATTTAGTCATCAACCCCGTCACTGTCGTCCCGCTTGCCACTACTGTCCCGGCTTGTGTGTTTCCGGTAAAGCTCATAGTATTTTCTCGCTTTGATATACCACTCAACGACCTGTGCCAGCATAAGGATGATGACCAGAGTTGTCGATATGAACCGCAATACCTCCAGCATCATCACTGTCCTTTTTCAGTATCGTGAGGATTGCCGCACAGTATAGCATCGTGAACATTGCCACATAGACGTCAAGTGGCTGATAGAAATACCACAGGAGCCAGCCTACCAGATTGATAGACATCGACACAATGCTGATGAGCATCATATCGAGCGACTTTCGGGATGTTCCGAACCGGTAGAGGATTCCGGTTACGATGAAATCACAGAATGCGGCGAGGAAAAAATAAATTGAACCGTCCAGATTGCCGCACAGCTCCTGATAGAGCGTGGCAACAAGTACGAAGAGAAAAGATGCTCTCCGTGGTCGCGCCAACAATGAGGCAATCAGGAAGGTGTACACTGTTACTTGCTCCGGCGTTTCACCGATGCGCCACCGGTATCGCCAGTTTTCGAACGCGGTTTGACACATGCACCACCGGCATCGCCAGATTTACGGGGTTTAACTTTGGCACCACCTGCCATCGATTTAGTCTTGTACATTTTATAGCCCTTGTATGTTAGGATTAAGACTAATTGTACAATGAGTGTTGCAAAATGAAAAACCCTTTAAGTAAACAAATGACCGCACTTCTCACCGCATTTGCGATGGGTGGTACGGGTACCGCCGTAGTCACGCAAACGGATATCCTCAATCAGTTCCTGAATGAAAAAGAAGGTAACAAACTGACCGCATATCTCGACAGTGCGAATCCCCCAATCTGGACCATCTGTCGGGGAATAACACGCATCGACGGTAAGCCGGTGACAAAGGGTATGCGACTAACCGAGAAGCAATGTGACCTTCTGAATGATAAAGAAGCGCAAAAATCGCTCAAATGGGTACGTGACAATATCCCGGTAAAACTGAACCCGGTGCAGCAAGTCGGTATCGCATCGTTCTGTCCGTACAACATCGGGCCTACCAAATGTAAGGGGTCAACATTCTTCAAATTGTTACAAAAGGGAGACTGGAAGAACGCATGTAAACAGATTCCCAAATGGGTGTTTGATGGCGGACGTGACTGCCGCATTAAAAGTAACAACTGTTCTGGTCAACCTATCCGGCGAGAACAGGAAGAGTATCTGTGCCTCTACACACTCGGGGAGACTAAATAATGCGTACAATTGTTGCATCAATCGCCGGAGCGCTCGTGTTACTTGCGTTGACGTTCTGGTGGGGATATTCACAAGGGAAGCAGTCGGTCAAACTGGACGACTTCAAAGAATATAAGGCAGCAGTTGAAGCACGTGATGCACTGCAGCAAAAATTAAACGATTCCGATGTGGAGTTGCAGAAAAAGCAACAGGAACTAAAGGAAGCCCGTGCAAAAAAAGTAGTTGAAAAAGTCACCATATACCGTGACCGAATCAAAGACTCCGCGACCGCTCAGTGCGTTAAAGAGAGTGGTATCCTCGACCTGTATGATGCGACTGTAAAATGAAAAAATTAATCGTTATTTTATCCGTACTCGCACTCACTGCCTGTGCAAAACCAGCCCCACAGTGCCCACCACCGTCTAATGACCTGCTGACACCGAGCGGGGAGTTATGGACAACCGATGGCGACCCGGAAAGAGCCGCCACAGTAATTCCACATAATGGGGAAGTTTTGATGGCCGACCGTGACAGAGTGTCACGGTGGCAAAACTGGTGGGAAGGTTGTAAAACCTTATGAGTATTCTTCGACAACCAGTATACCGGCGGCACCTGCTCCGCCGGTATATGACGTGTTAGTGAGTGCGGTATCATACGCACCGCCACCGCCGCCGCCAAAAGCTTTACCGACGTTACCACCACCCGCTCCGGGACGACCACCACCACCCCAGAATGAAGAACCACCGCTACCGGTTACGAAATAGGTACCGATTTGACCGTCGTTACCATCCCCGCCACGGATATTGACAAGTCCGCCGGATGCGGTACCGCTTACACCGCCCGGTGTACTGGTTGCGCTAACTTTCTGCCCACCGCCGCCACCGCCAGCCGTGAGAGCACCGAATACACTGTTACCCCCATTGGAACCTGCGTTAGCGCCGACACCGCCCGCACCACCTTGACCAATTGTCACGGAATAGGATGATGCTGGCGATGTAATCCATGCAACTACAGTACCGCCAGCGCCACCACCGGCTCCAGAAAATGTCGCAGCAGTCGTTGCTGCCTGACAACCACCACCGCCACCACCGCCACCGGTCAATGTCACTTTAATGGCCTTTGTGCCAGCGGTTGGCGTGTAAATTGCTGACGATGTCAAAGTGCGCACATTGAGCAGACGACCCGGCGTGGCGGTCATCAGCGCCGTGTAAAGCTGACTCGATGTACCGTTATCCACAGTACCGTTTGGTGTCACACCGGCGACATTGAGTACGCGGGCAAAAAACCCGTCCCAGTCATTAGCCCAATCCGCTTCGAAATATGAACCATCTTCCGATGTGGGAGATGTACGGTTTTTAAAAGCACCTTGCGGCGATGCTGTAGTAGGGTTTTCAAACCGTCCGGGGTAACGGTTGCTGCGGTCTAAAGCCATTAGTTAAACTCCTATAAATCCGGTCGCTTGTGCCAATGAGTCACCAAATTGCATCGATGAATCACCTGCCTGTACGTAATCCAAAGCCTCAAGGAAACCATTGAATTTTACACCCTGTGGTTTCGGAACGAAAGAGGCATTGACGAGCGCCCACCGTTCAAGGTCTGTGATTTGTCCGTAGAATTCCACTGAGAAACTCATGTCCTCACCGTCCACTAAACGGATAACCTGTGCGTTTGGCAACAGGAAATTCATTCCGAACATGACATCTTCAATAGTGGAGTATGAATTGTTCTTAATAATCTTAGACTTAATTGCGAGTCGATATAATTCATCGGACATCGACATGTCCTGGTCAATTGATGCTGCGCTACACATTGCCGATGTGTCACCAAATTCGGCGGGGTCATTTGCTGGAACAGCACACATTGCCGTTTCCATCGTAACTTTACCCATAAAATCACGGGGTATCACCACGATGCGACCTATTACGTCCAGTTGTTCCCCTTGTGCAACGTCAATCGCGTACATAATACGGACAGCTGCAGCCACGTCCGCAATCTGTGTAGCCAGGCTACGCGTGATGTTATACCATGCGACAGCCTTTGGCTTGTTACGGTACTGAGCGTAGATGCGATTCGGAGCATCTGACTCATTTGCGACGTAGCCGCTGACAATTGTCAGCGGTACGAAGTAGGGAGCCGGGAAGAAGTTCACGGGTGTGCCTCTCTACATTATGACAGGGAAGCCTGTAATGCGGCCTCAGCCTCATCAATTGGGTTACCGGTTCCCGAATATTCGAAAGTGAAACTCAATACGGAACTGCGTGTACCATTAACTGTGGCAAAATATTGCGCGGTTGCGGTAGTTCCCGACAGACCTGTCAAACCTGTCACTTCGTATGTCACCTCTATGGTGGTAACTGTAGATGGTAAGGTTACCTCCAGTTTAGGATAACATACGCGCTCATCTGTAGTTGTGGAAATAGTAAAAGACATGTGTATTCTCCGGTTAGCTTGTTGCCAGTATACCAGCAGTGCGCAAAGATGCCATCAATGCGTTTACAGCTACACTTGCGGCGTCCGTTCCGGCACTATCCGCAACCGCAGTTGCGATTCTCGGTCCAACGATGATTACACCAGATGGGTTGTCACTGGTTGGTTTAGTAGTTGACATCCTCAACTTACCATCAGCCCCGGGCCAGATGTAATATCCACCGATTTGTACATAACCTTCCGAATAGTTCCCCGTGAAATTAATACCGCCTTTCTGAGTCACTCCGCTCCATGCAGATGATGATGCGATAGTTCCCACCAGGAAATTAGGTTGCATCCGCGGTGTAGTAACATTGGAACCAAAGGTGATACTGTTCGCTACTGTCGATAAGTCGCGACACCCATTACCGACAATGGGTGATGTCTGGTTAGCGATATGCAGAGTAATCGCACTTGTACTCGCAGAGTTACTTACCACGTCGAAACGGTTATGTAATCCCACAGTGTAACTTGTACCATCTTCCGGGTTTGTGGTCCCAGCGCCGCAAGTAACCGCGCGGTTGAGCGCAGAACCGGTCCCAATACCGTTGGCGACAAACTTCAGAGATGAATACAAGCACCCTAACCACGTAGCATAATACCCATTTGCGTCAACCGAGCAGCGTACCAAATCTCGAATTTCAAGTTGTTTTAAGGGGGTAACTATACCCTCGAACACCGTGTCGACACATCCCTGGAAGAAACATTGAGCACCGCAGATGTTTTTAACTACAGATGCACTCAGGCCGTACGTCCACACACCACGGGTTACTGTTGAGCGAGGTACTTCCGCTACAATACCGTCAATCATCATATTGCGGTTCCACGCGTAGTACGGGGTATAAAATGCATCCACATAAAACGCATAATCACCTTGCGAACCGGTAGCCGTTGTGTTGTCGGAGGAAATATTAGATATGTGCATCCCCGGGCAAGACATGAATTTACATGCGGAGTTGTCTGTAGTTGCGACGGAACCACCGGTCACAATATCGGAACATTTAGAACGACCGAAACAATAACTATGGTTGATAGAGGATGGTTCAGATACACCGCGTGAGACAATTCCGCTGACAATAGAGTCATACCCGTTACTCATAACCAGACGGTCAATCTCCATACCGCGTACGGTCGGAGCTGTACACTGACGCATTTCAAGGCGCAATATACGTCCACCACCTTGTACACTCGGTGGTACGGAGGTGAATCCCGTCTTAATTAACCATGGGTTGGTGTGAGAATAAAATAATCTGGCCTTAAATGTTAAAGCACTGGATGTTACGGTCAACACTTTGGCGAATTCAAAATAACCGGTATGTGCCTCCACAGAGTCAGTACCGGTTAAGTTTTCAATTCTAATTACATCCCCTGCTGAGAAATACGCGGTGTAATTTCCGGAGATACTATACGTACCTGCCGCTAATGTTCCAGAGTACGCCACCGCGCTTGATAACTGGTAGATATCGGGGTTTTGATATGGATATCTGGTTGCGGTGGTCAGCGTGAGAGCACTTGATGTGGCGCTGGTAATAACACTGAAATCCATGCCAGTCTCGTTACCCTGTGAGGCACTACCACCATCGGTGTCATTCAATTTAATGCCGACGATTTGTCCAGCCGTAAATGCCGAAAAATCACCGGAAATAGTGGTAGTACCCGCTGGAAAACTAGCCCAGGCAATACTCGTGGACTTCTTCTGTGAGTATGCGAAATGTTCACCCTTGATGATTAGCGCAAAGTTCAGGAAAGAACCGGGTGCAACATGCACTTTAACACCGAAGGTGGTTGTTACAGAATCACTCGTGTAAGTACCATTGGTAAAACGACATTCTATATTCGCAGCGTTAGCGGCGGTGAGAGCGGCTAAAATCGCAGCAGCATTAACACTGGGGGTATTAGAGGAACTATATCCGTGTGCCTCAGGAGTCGTAAACCAAACATGGTCCTGGACTGAACCACCCTGCGACATCTGAGGCACTGTGGCACCGGTAGAAGATGCCAGTTTGGTACGCAATAATAAATCACTGTCCACCGCCCAAAATCCCGCGGCAATACCACCGGTACCGGCAACCGTGGAACTGGCCGGTACGGTCACGGGATAGGTACCGGTCCAGTAATACAGATAGGTACCGTCACTGATACGGTCAAGATTACTGTTTAAAGTACCACCAGTCGTAAATGTGACAGTACTCTTGACAGCGCTCACAATTGCCGCGGCCGCGTTAGCTGCGGAGTTAGCCGCATCTGTTGCGCTGGTTGCGGATGAAGAGGCGCTACTCGCGGCGGCTGTAGCTGAAGCAGATGCACTTGATACAGCCGCTGATGCGGCGGCCGTCAAATCATCAACCTGCTGGAAGTTATCATCCAGTTCGTCCCACGTTAAGGGTCGACCCAGGTCTGCGCGTTTGATAATGGTCATACGATGGTCACCGTGATATTTGAGGTTGTCCAGCGGGATAATTCGTTAAAGTCAATGGTAACATTCGCGGTGCCGCTATTCAACGTCATGCTGTTAACGTAACTGTTACCGTATGAACCAATGACTTTGTTAATGGGTGTGTAAAGTGAACTGTACGGAACTGTTTCGCCGATATCGAACCCGTCCGGCTTAAAACCGTACTCTGTCGGAATTAGACCACCCGCGGCATATTCCATGATGGCGTCCTGAATGAGTGGCTCGAGAGTTGCCTGAGACGGTAGAGAACCATCGTCTTTGATTTCGATAGCTACCACCATGTCCACATACACGGGGCGACTGAATTTGATATCTTTGGTCATCGTTGGGTAGGTAGGTGATGTGACAGTAACGGTCACGGGGGTCCCAGCCTGATAAAGTGTAACGCCCGGATTTTTTTTAAGGTAGATAGCCATTGCCACGTCGGCGTCCGTACCACCATCAATAATAGGTGCAATACTGTGACCAGGCTGACCGTTGCTGTCGATTGTGGCTTCGTCGTTCTCATAAACGCGTACCCGGCGTACACCATCCACATTGAACAGTTGACCCAGCATTGAATCAACCTGGTTACTTCCGGGTAATCCAACAGCAGTTGCACGCTTGAGGCGTAGTGACCCATCTGATTCTGCAGCTGTACCGGGAGTAGCTGGTGTGGGGTTATTGACAGATACAAGCCCAGCAACCGTATCTACAATAGTGGTAATGGTCCCCGCATCAGCTTCAATCTCACCGACGGTCGTACAGGTGATATCGACTGTTGCAGTGCCGCCAGTATCGAGCGTCCACGTCTGGTCGAGTGTAAAGCGGTAACCTGTCACCGATGATTCAAAGCGCGTACCCGCCGGAACCTGAGTACCCGGCGTACCGGTGAGAACAAAGCCTGTTACTGTGGATGCGGTACCTTCGCTGCGAACTGTACCAGTGAGAGCACAAATAACATCGAGGTCATAACCACTCGCCTTGTTGGGGTCTTTGGAGTTATAAGCCTGTTGCAACACTTCATCGAGTGCTGAGAAAATTTCAGCATCATGCGCAATTTTCAGACCGTCCGGCGTGGATGGGTCAAGATTCCAGTTACTGTCGATATCCAGATATAACTGTTGCTCTTCATCAAACCAGTCATTCTGTGATTTTACGCTATACCCGGTAGTGGTTAATTCAGCCATTCTCGCTCACCGTTAATAGTCCGTAGGAGGTCAACACGCTGGTGGTGACCGTGTATGTTTTATTGTCAATGTCGAAATCAGTGCTGAAACTCGTCAGCTGTACGACACCCGGTGTACCGGCGATGCGTCCACGGAGGCGGGCTTCACGAGTGTCCATCGACGTTTGTTTGTTGAATATTTCCTGAAACCATGGGGTACCATCAGTAACATCCCGGAAATATTCACCCAGAAACAGACGCAAACGTGTGCGGATGGTCTGCTCTATCTCCAGTTGTTCACTGATGAACATTGAACCTTGCGTGACGATGTCACCATTTTCATCTAATTTGCGTACAGTCATCAGTTGTTTGGCCCTGTGTTAGAACCACCGGAAGCAACGCCACCGTGAGTGTGGTCGTTAAGTTCTTTACCGTTGAGAACAAGTGAGTTCAATGCGGTAATGTTCCCGTCTTTATCGATGGTCACGCCATTGATGCTCACCGTGCCGTTGGCAAGGAGTTGAACGTTACCATTTCCATTAGCCATTATGCACGAGCCATCGCTTTTTAACCAGACGTACTGCGATGCATCAACATTACGTAACCGTATTCCATCGTTGGAGAACCCAGCAATCAGATTATCCAGTGAACGAATGCCCGGAACAAACATCGCATCTTGCTTATGATGGAATCGCCCCACTGGGTTAGCAGCAATTCCGCCGGTCTGTTTCCATCCATCAATGCAACGTTGACTGAAATGTACCATCCCCTCACAACCCGGTTTGATTGCGAATTCCAGCACGAAATCATCGCCCGGGAAACTCACGGGGACATCGACAATCGGTGGCGGGTCAAACGTGGTTTTAGCTACAATGTCGGTGCGTGTGATGCCGATTTGAATTTGTGCCCGTTGCGTATCCGGGTCAAAAGTCAGCACATGACCCGGGATGCAGGTGTACACGTCTTTCATGTTTTCGGAAAACGTATCGTTGGTGACGTTCTGCAGAAACGAGCGACGTTGGTTGATGTCGGTCATTTGCGCCTCCTGTGAAAATAATACCGAGTATACTATTGACAGGTGCGTCAAACAATGTAATTATTCACATGAGGCAACAGGTGAGAGTATTAGTTCATTACGGTGGAACTATCCAGCCAGTATACTGGGCATAGTACTCTCACCTGTTGTAACCCCGCTGGAGGTGGTCTACATCTTGCTGACGGGTAAGCCGTAAGTGACTGGCGTAATGTTGTGAAACATAACAACAGTTGCGACACTGTTTAGAGTTGTGGTGAATGCTCAGGCTGATGAGCCATCCATACGGCATGGATTGTAAATAGCGCAGTCAAACAGCTTGACTGTATGCCGGAGACCAGCACCGGCCGCCACAACTGTAAACCAGTGCCCATAACTTCTCTCTCTCTGTTGTGCTCCTGCATGTTTGCCCCGGTCTCCGGGGCTTTTTTTTACAGGTCAAGAAGTGTTGTAACCTGATTCGCTACATTAGTGGCGGCTGTTTTCACGTTAATGTATCCACGCTCAATCAGTCCGGAAATGGATGTACTGGACACATCGTTGCTGTTCAGCTGATATTGTGCGGGCTGAGAACCATTCGCTACCCGGTCAAGCGTGACAATCTGTTGCAGTTCTGCGACAAATATCAAGCCGTTTTCCGTTTCCGGGTCTTTAGAGCGACCGATACGATTGATTACCATGTTATTGAGGGTAATCTCACCGGTATCCACCGTGAACACCTGCCCGGAATACATGAAGTCAAGCAGCGTGTTCAGTGTCGTACTCGAACGAGTTTCATTGGAACCACTCAACCACCCGGCAAATAAACCCGCACCTGCAGCGATGAACGGATTATCGTCAACCAGATTAGTCAACGCCCCGGTGAAATCAGTAATACTGACTTTCAAAGGGTTGTTAGAGACCGCACCGGTCATCGTGTATTTAATGGGTTGGTAGATGATATGGTCAGCAACAGGAGTACCCGTTTCAATCGGGTACTGCACAATATCCACGCTGGCGTCAAGGTCATCCGAAAGTACCGCATCAAACTGAAGCGAACCGAGCTGAGGCCCACGTTTTACCAGAAGATTAATTAAACTCATAGCATGTACGCCTTACCTTTTCTGAATCGGTCCTCAACGCGGAACCAGACATCACCGACAGTGATATAACCCTTATGGTCCTTATCGAGTCCGGCATTCTGATTGTATGCTTTCGATGGTGCGGAGTACATCACCGTGTTAGCAGGTTTGCCAATAAAAGCCGGACTAAACACAGCCATGTATACATCGCCCATCGTTTTATACCGCCCACGGTACTGATTGAGATAATCAGTTATTGGACCCTTTACCTGTTCTGCGGCGGTCATTGAGAGAATGATATTTTTGTTACGTCCATATTTACTTTGAAACACACTTGACCAGCCAACATCGGTAAACTGAATCAATCCCACTGCACCCGACGATGAGTTTCGGGACTGAGGGTTAAAGTTGGACTCAGCCGAAATGACCGCCATAATCCAGTTAGGACTGATACCCAGACTTTGACCCAATTTACGGACTTCTGTGCGGAAATCTTGCTGCTGGCTGGCGTCCTCACCCTGTACACCCGCGCGACCGTAAATAAGTCGATTACCGACATCGCTGCTGGTCGTTGTGGTATCCATCGAACCAGCACGCACAGCTTTAACGAAAGTGTACCAGTCAGGCCCATGAGTATCACCGCTGTGCTGGATGGTCTGAACGTTCCAGTCACCTTCCAGTTGTGCGTCAACGGTGGTCTGGAATTCAACAGCACCGAAGTCAAATTTAGGCCATTTCGATTCAATATTAAAAACTGATGCTGGCGTCATGCGCGGGTCAAGTCGCATTTTAACGTCACAAAATACACCATCTATCCCGCCATGCAGTGTGGGCGCATCAATCATACCGGTGGCGGAACTTATTTTGATGGGACTCGTTTTACGGGAATCCGACGGGAATCCGACGAATATTTGCCCGGCGTACAGATGCCACTCGAACCCATACGCTTTAGCGAGAATATCTAACTCTTTGCTGATATCCGAACTAACGTTATATCCCCCAGCCATGACGATAGACGAAAATTTATCCTCACTGTTGACGAGATAGAGGGGTTTGGACCAGTCTTGCGCAAGACTGGTGAGCACATCGAAAAGTGTTACGCTCTTACCGAAACTGGCACTTGTAGTACCACCATCAAGAACGTTGCTACCACTGCGACAGGTTACGCGAGTGATGATGTCAGTACCGTCACGAATAGTGAAAACGTTGGTGATGAACCCCGTGAAAATTTGACCAATACGCGACTGATACCCGGCACGAAACACAACCGTCTGGTCAGGCTTAATCACCGTACTGGGTGCCAGATTCCACAATCTGAATTCACAAGTGCTCAGACTATCCCCGGTATACGTAGTCACATCGAATGAACACCGTAACATTGGGTACGATTGAGTGATGAAGTTTTTAGTGTCAATAAGTATTTCGTACTGGCGCAAATCCATCCTCAGTAGCTCCTTTGTCTGGTCTGGTCGATGGCCTGTGGATACACCTGTGTCTCAAGGTGGTTCACAGTGTAGCGACCAATAGCATTACCATCCAGTAAGATATCACCCTGAGTTGTGAAATTACCGTTAACCTGTATCGGACGGTTTACAGACTCCATAATTTGACTCAGTTGCTGTGTCTGCTGTGCATAGTTGTTAACAGTCGGACTTGCTTCCGCGCCGTATGAACCATCATTAGCGCCCATCGCCCACGGGGGGAGTTGTTCGTTGTTAACAGCACCGCTGATGGTCGCATCATTTACAGACTTACCGGTAGTATTGAGGAAATCTTGCGTATTCTTGCCGACACTGCGAGGGTCAAACCCAGTTTTATCGCCAACCCATGCTGCAGCTTTATCGGCACTACCAACCACATATTTGTCGTACCATGAGCCGCTGGAAATATCGCCAATAAGGTCGCGGTGGTTGTTCATCCAGTTAGTCACACCGGTAGCGAGCGTAAGAAGGTCATCAGCCAGCGTTTTAATACTGGGTGCAAGTACGTCCGCAATCGTATTACCGAGACCTTCCATTTTTTGCTGAGTGTCAAGGATGGTCTGATTAATTGCATTTAATGCTGCGTTATGTTGTTCGGTGTATCCCAGTTCCGCAGCCTTCGCTTTCGCAACGTCCAGCGTCGTAGCGCCGTATTCCTGCATCACCCTTACCGTAGCGGGGTCGAGTCCCAAAACCTCCGCCACGTTGCTCTGACGCGTCGTATCGAGACGCTGGAACTGTCCGGCGATATCGTTATAAATATCCTCGCGGGTACGCCCCGTGGGATTATCAACACGTATGCCAGCAACCGCCAGTTGCTGAATCATCCCTGCATCACCGGTCTGAATCCGGTTAATTCCACGCTCGATATTTAAAAGACTGTTCGTCGTTGCTTGCCGGTCACCACCGCGCTGTTCAGCGAGCGCACCGAGTCCATACACTTCTGTCGGTCCAAACTGACTGGTTGCAAGCTGGTTGTTCAGGTCGTAAGCCTGTTGTGCTTTTTTCGATTCAAAAGCCCACGCTGCGCCAACTCCGGCGGCAACGCCGGACATCGCAAGGCCCGCACCTTTGAACGTAGCGACCAGACTCATGATGCGGGATTTAGAATTTTCGACGCCGGTTTTTACACCTTGGTCAAGTGATTTACCAACATCATCCATCTGCGAACCGGCTTGTTCTGCAGATTTACCGAGATTGTCAATATCTTTTTCAGCTTGTGCAGCGCCCTTACTGTCGTAAGAGATACCCAACCCGACGAGAAATTGTGTAATTACGTTAGCCATTATTCGGGCACCCACAGGAGATGGTTATCAACACCGAGGTTATCAACGGTGACTTCCTCCCCGACAAAGAAGAAACGACCCAAACCGGCACGATATGCTTTACTCACCTCAGCATTTGGAACGAGCATTGCCCCGGTGATGTAATTCACTCCATCCTGTGAGACAGTCATTGTCCATGCTGGCTTGTCGGTGTAACTGATGAAGTCCAGCGCAAAGTCAAGCACATTGTCGCCCAGCTTAACTGTGAACGTCTGATGTGAATTCGCCGCGCCGTTACTTAATGGAATTTCTTGCATTATTCATCGCCTCGATGTACTTACCTTGCAGTTCATCCATCGCAAAGTGAAATTGTTCGACTTCAGCAAGCGATATTGTACCATCTTTAAGTTGCGCCCACGTACACAAAGGTGGGCAAACTCCTTCTATCCCCGTGCAAACCCGCATGAAGTACCAGTTTACCGGGCTGGGTCGCCCGGTTTCCTTTACTCGTCTTTGTTTGCGTTTTGCACGTAGTCGAAAAAATCAGCGTACACCCACAGAAATAGTTCAGCCAACAGCGTATTGAGCGTCATCATTTTACCGGAAAAATCGCTCACCGTGACTTTGGTGTTAGTGCTCGCAACAAATACCTGTCTCTTATACACATCTGACGCTGCCGACGATAAGGCTC